GGTAGACGTCAAGATGCTGCCATCATTCACGCCCCCATCATTGAAGGTGGCGCTCAGCTCAAACCGGGAGGAAGGCATAACGAAAGTAAATAAAGCCCTTGAATCCGGAACGAAGGTAATGGTCGCCAGCAACAATGGTGCCCTGCTGTCTATGCTCCAGAAAAATGGCGTGCTCCGGGCAAAATTTAAAATAGGGACCACCCTTTGGGAATCGCTGGCCATGCACGTCAAAATAATTGACGATGAAAATTCAGACCTTGTGATTATCTCCACGGCCGGGACCGAGGGATGGGATGAAGACCGGGACGGAAAATGGCATATCTACATTTTTGAGGATCGCTCCCGGAACTTTGAGACCTACACACCGCAAAATATATATCAAGCCATAGGCAGAATCCGAAAGGGCGCCATCGAGCATGCCGAGGTCATCACCAGAGCGCCACAAAATAGACGACTGCCATCATTCAGAGACATCCAAGATTTCATAAACACCAAGAAGCTCACAGCAGCGCAAAAGCAAGGCAAAAAGGGTCAAGACTACCTCGGACCAAAGAAACGCCATGTGTTCAAATATATCGACTTTGTAGAGGGCGATGAGCCCGGAGAATGGGAATGTAATTTCAAAGACTACCTCTACCAGCTCGACAAGCTCCACAAAGCCGTTGACAATGGCCTGAGCAAATGGGATAAAAGATTCTGGGCGGAGCGAGGCATTGATTTCTATCTGATAGACGACGAGCCCGGCAAATACATCAAAGGCTTCCCCGGTCATGGCCTTGACACCATACAGAGGCACCTCGACAGCAACGCCCAGCTGATTATAAATAAGGAGCTCTACAACGATGATTTCCACATCAGGGTGCGCCAGCCCTCAAAAAGTGAGAACTGGTATGAGAACGCAAAAACAGCCCTCGAAATATGGCGCCTATGCCGAAGGATGAATCCGAAATACTTGGAGGAGCCATATACCCAGCGAGCCATTAACACCTTGGAGAATCCGGATCCGCTCATTGAGAAAATAAAACACCACTACAAAGAGCACGTCTCCAAAAAATACGGCATGCGCACCAAAACCGGGCGTAGCAAGCTCCAGATTCTGGAGGAGGCACTCGAAGACGGCAAGAAGCTGGCCAACATCATCATGACCCTAGGTGAGACGCAGCCCCGAGCATTGAGCAATAAAATTGCCAGCCGTGAATATCACGAGTTCACAGCTCTCGGAGAAGGCATCATCAAGCCCATAGCTGAAGAGATCCGCCCCGGTGGCGTTTGGAGCTGCGACATTAAAAGCGCCTTCTCTAATTTCGTCCATGCAGCAAACGGAAAGCCCCTCGTTGGTGAGGACTGGTATGGCGAGAGCAAAAAGAAAAAGCGATCCGTCAACGTCCACCTCAACAGCATTGCCTATCGCCCATGGATGGACACACCACGCAACAAGCAATACCAACGAGCCCGGAAAAATCTCCTCGATTATGGCTTCACCGAAGACCTCACCCAATGGCTCATGGACACCTTCTTCGACCGAGATCCGGGTTTCTTCTTCGAATGGTCCAGCTACCACGAACGTCGGCTAATCTTCCGCCTTGTGGATGCCCTCAACGCTGAAGCATTCATCCGACGCCACGACCAAGTCATCCTATTCAAAGAGCCCCTGCAAATGGAAATCGACGCCGTGAAATATCTCGATCAGGAGGGCTGGTTTAAAATGGAAGCATGGTGACTTTTGTAGAAAATGAGTCTAACTTTTTCTCAGAGCCGTTTTGCAACTGTTTGATTCTGAGAGAGAAAAAAGTTGTCAACATACTTTTTGTAGAAAATGTTATAAAAACGGCACTTTTTTGTAGAAAAAGTTATAAAAAGTGGGACATTTTTTGCAAAATTGCAATTTTTGTCCATCTCAACTATTTGAAAATGAGGTGTTTGAAAACAACTTGAAACCTATATAATATATAAGGATTAAAACCATGGATACATTAGCATTCACAATCAATCAATCTACCTACCTCATCTTCTACATAGATGACCAAGACCAAGTACACTTCAGAGACGTACACACCAAGAAAGAATATACCACGTCTATTAAAAAACTATTGAAAAAAATCTACCAGAAATCAGGACAATGGGTATCACCATCTCCTTACCTTTGAAAAGTGATACATCACTTCCTCAGAGAAATGGCAGCCCATCACCAAGAATGGGTACGCATAGCCAAAAACTACGGAGCAGCAGACCAAGCCGAAGACGTAGTCCAAGATGCTTATATCAAAATATACGAATGGGCATCCAGAAACAACCCAACCGAACTCTCCAAGGGAATCATGTTCTTCACCGTGAGATCATGCACCATGGACCTGATAAGAACCACACAGCAGCCAGAAGACCTCCCCGAAAACATCGTAGACCATATTGACACACCCAAATATAACGACCACCATATAGACACCCTTCACAAAGCAGTCGACGCCATGCATTGGTTTGATGCCAAAATGCTGGACCTCTACTGCAACCTGTCAAGAAAGCATGACCACGACATGAGCATGCGCCAAATTGCCAAAGAAACCGGAATCTCACTATCAACAATTTTCACAACAATATCCAAATGCAAAGAAAAAATAAGAAAAGAGCTAAGTCCAAAGGCTTAGGAGACACCGTAGAAAAAGTAACAAAGGCCACGGGCATCAAAAAAGTGGTCCATTGGATCGCTGGCGAAGACTGCGGATGCGAAGAGCGAAAAGAGAAACTCAATAAACTCTTCCCATACCGACAACCAAAATGCCTGACCGAAGATGAACACCAATTCATCACCGGACTTAAAGACGTCGTCATCCTCAATATGGAGCAGCAAGTGAAGCTGGTGCAAACATATAACCGAATATTCGACGCCAGAAAAAAGACCACCAGATGCACACCATGCGTCAAGTCAATGATCCAAGAACTGCAAAAAATAGCCGATCAATATGAAGCTCCAGAGACGCCTTGAGCCGATAGAGGTTTACATGAGGGAAACGGATGAGATATGCAAAATAGACAATCCGAAAAAACTTTCCGTCATCTATGCCCTTATATCGACCAAGGGGATTCTGACTCCTGCGTGCAAAGCTGCTAATACCAGCCATACGACGCACTACCGATGGATGAATGAAGACCCGGTCTATAAGGAGGCTGTGGACTCCATCAAAGAGGTGGCGCTGGACTATGTCGAGAGCAAGCTATTTGAGTTGATTGACGGCGTAAAAGTAGAGCAAGGCGAAGATGATGAGGGCGAGCCTATCGTCTACAAAGAGCGCCCTCAGACGGCAGCTGTCATTTTCTATCTCAAGACGTTGGGGCAGCATCGAGGGTATATTGAGAAGCAGCACGTCCAGATGGACGCCAATATTAAGCAGGCGCCATTTCCCGGCATTAATTTAGATGTCGAGGACATAGAGGTCGAATAATGCTCCAGCGCACCACATCGCAGGTAAAGGTCGCCAAGATGCGGAAGAGGGTGCGCATCCTTCAAGGGGGCACCAGCTCCTCGAAGACGTTCACCATTATTCCGATGCTGATCACCTATGCCATCCAGAAGCCGGGATCGGAAATATCCATCGTCGGGGAGACCATCCCCAATTTGCGCAGAGGTGCGATTCGTGATTTCTTGAAGATCATGGAGTGGACCAATAACATGGTCGAGGAGGAATGGAACAGAAGCACGCTGACGTATAATTTCCCCAATGGCTCGTTCATTGAGTTTTTCTCTGCAGATCAGGTCGACAAGCTGCGAGGTCCAAGGAGGGATGTTTTGTTCATCAATGAGGCCAACAACGTGACGTTCGAAGCCTATCAGCAGCTGGCCATCAGGACTCGGAAATTCATATATCTGGACTTCAACCCATCCTCTGAATTTTGGGTGCATACGGAATTGATGGGTCAGGATGATGCTGACTTCTGCATCCTCACCTATAAAGACAACGAGGCGCTGGAGCCGGCCATCGTCAAGGAAATTGAGAGAGCCAAGGGCAAGGCATATATCAACCCGAATCTCCCGGAGGGAGAGATCAACCAAGAGGCCAATATCAAAAACACCTTCTGGCTGAACTGGTGGAAGGTCTACGGACTAGGGCAAGTGGGCAGCTTGCAGGGCACCGTTTACAACAACTGGACGCAGGTGGACACCATACCCAGAGACGCCAAATATTTGGGAACGGGTCTTGACTTCGGATGGCAGAGCCCCAGCGCTGCGGTGGACTTATATATCATGAACGGCGAGATTTACGTCGACGAGGTGCTCTATGGCTCGGAGATTAGGAACTCGGACTTGGTGCGTCTGTTGCGAGGCAAAGAGGTGGTGGCGGATTCTGCTGAGCCACGGACAATTCATGAGCTGCGGATGTTGGGACTCAGGATACGCCGGGCAGAGAAAGGTCCGGGGTCTAAGCACTTTGGAATTGAGCTGTTGCAGGAATACACGATGCACATCACCAAGAGCAGCACGAATGTCATCCGGGAGCTGCGGACGTATGTATGGGCCACGGATAAGACCGGCAAGTCTCTGGATGAGCCAGTCAAGGAGAATGACCATGCGATGGATGCGCTGAAATATGTCGCCAGCATCAAGCTGAGCAGAAAGGGATCGGGCAGTTATAGCGTTCTGTAAAATCCGTTCTTTTGAGGGATTCCAGCTTTGATGCAGCAGAGGTCAATATATTTGCCAGCTTCTTTTTGATCATCGAATCCTTGGCGGTAGTGTTTGCCGTTGATCATGATGGCTGCAATCCATTTCTTCTTATTTTTGCTTCTGCTGGGTGATGTGTTGAGATAGACGTTTTTGTATTTGCTCTTCATATTGGGAGATAAAAAAGGGAGGCATCGCAAGATACGACACCTCCCTATCAAACAAACAACCAAACTACCTACTATGTATTTTCGCTAAAGCGATTGACGCAGCCTTTCCCGGGATGGTGTATGCTGGGTCTAATGATGGCCATTCGTTTTGCAGTTCTTCCAGCTTTTGTATTTGGGGCGTTGGGTCCTCATGGCTGGCAAT